TGCGCTTACATTTGCCATTGCGGCAGCACTCTAGGAGATCATCATGGCCGTCACGCCAAACTCAATCGTCACGCCCCAAACGCCTATCGCATCGACTGCCGTTGCGACTACGGCTAACACGACATACACCGACACTCCAACCAACACGGTGCAACTGCTCGCCGCCCAGACCAACGGTGCGCGGCTGCAAAAGATCACCGCACTGGCGCGGGCTACGGTTACGGCTACCGAATTGCAGCTTTACGTCTCGTCTGACGGCGGCACGACCAAGCGGTTTATTGGCTCCAAGCTAATGACTGCCTACACGGTCGCGGCCACCACGGCCCAGACCGCCATTGACTTCGGCTACACCGACGCGGCCCCGCTGATCCTGTCGTCTACCGAAAGCCTCTGGGTCGCTATCGCTGTGTCCAACACCGGCATCGTGTTCCGCGCCGAAGGCTACGCCTACTAATGCAAAACGCCCCCGCTATGCTTGCACAGAAGATGATGAACCGGCAGGCTCCCTACGGGCCTATCGGCATGGTCTCTCAAAACATGAGCGGGAATAAGAAGGGGGCGGCTGGGGTGATTGGTTTAAAATTTGATACAGCCACAGCCACGTCTGGGACTACGTTTTCTAATAGTAACACGACAGCCACTCTTCCCACTTCAACTATTGGTTCAGCAAAAGGCAATTCCGTAACCACTACGGGCGGAACAAGTGCGTGGTACTGGGAATTTACTATTGGAAGTATAAGTGTTACTCTTGTGGGTTTTGGTATTTCTACTTTTGTGTGTAACACTACAAATCGAGTAGGAGTAATCAACAATACCGTAGCCTATTCCACAGGTAATGGAAACATTTTAGGAGGATTTGGGGGAAACATAATATTAGCTACGGGCATAACCTCCACACTAGGTGATATTATTGGTTTTAAACTAGATTTAACCCCTTCATCTTCTACTTTAACGGTTTTAAAAAACAATGTGGTAATAGGCAGTGCTGTAAACACCACAACTTACATACCAAGTAGTGCTACGGCTTGGGTTCCAATAGTTTCGTCAGCCGCCGCTAGCGTGTGTTCCGCTACCATCTCCAACAATATTTATTCCGCCCCAGGCTACACCCCCATCGGCCCCGTTTAGGAATTTAAAATGCTGTACCAACGAAAAACCCTATCAACCGGCGAGAACATCGGCAAGCCTGCGGCGTTGCCGTTAGAGCTGGTTGGGCTAACTGACGCATCGTTGGCTGATCTTTCAGCTGCCGTCCCTCTAGCTGCGCCTGAATTGGGTTATGAAGATCAAGGCTTCATGCCCGTTTCACCGGACCCTGCCCCATGAAAACGCCTATCCTCGGATCGACCTATGTGGCCCGCAGCGTAAACGCTGCGGACAGCCGCATGGTCAATCTGTTTCCGGAAATCGTTCCTGAGGGCGGTCTTGAGCCTGCGTTCCTAAGCAGAACGCCAGGTCTTCGGCTGCTGACGACCTGCGGAACCGGACCCGTCCGAGGCATGTGGCAAACAACGACTTACGGCTACGTCGTGTCGGGCACGGAACTCTATCGCGTTGATTCAACGTGGACGGCCACCAAGCTAGGCGACGTGACGGGCACGGGGCCGGTCTCTATGGCCGACAACGGCATCCAGATCTTCATTGCCTGCAATCCTGACGGCTTCATCTACAACATGACCACGGGGGTCTTTCAACAGATCACCGATCCTGACTTCCCCGGCGCTATCACTGTCAGCTATCTTGATGGCTATTTCGTATTCAACGAGCCTGACAGCCAGCGCTTCTGGATCACTGCCATTTTCGACGGCACGAACATCGACGCGCTTGACTTCGCCAGCGCGGAAGGTTCGCCTGACGGCATCGTGTCGATCATAGTGGATCACCGCGAACTGTGGCTGTTTGGCACCAACTCTATCGAGGTCTGGTACGACTCCGGAGCAACGGACTTCCCTTTCACGCGCATTCAAGGCGCGTTCAACGAGATCGGCTGCGCGGCACCCTACTCGGTTGCCAAGTTGGACAACGGTCTGTTCTGGCTTGGCTCTGACGCTCGCGGGCGCGGCATCGTCTATCGCGCCAACGGCTACACAGGCCAGCGCATCAGCACCCACGCCGTAGAGTGGCACATCCAGCAGTACGCGCACCTAGGCGACGCCATCGGCTACACCTACCAGCAGGACGGCCACGCATTCTATGTGCTGGTCTTCCCAGACGCCAAGACGACATGGGTCTACGACGTCTCGACAGGCGCGTGGCACGAGCGAGCCAGTTGGATCAACAGCGCGTTCGACCGTCACCGTGGCAACTGCCAGATGGCCTTCTCGGACGAGATCGCCATCGGTGACTTTGCCAACGGCAACGTCTACGCCTTCGATCTAGAGGTCTACGCCGACAACGGCGACACTCAGCGCTGGCTTCGCAAGTGGCGAGCGCTACCTACCGGCCAGAACGACCTTAAGCGCACCGCGCAGCACGCGCTGCAACTCGACTGCGAAACGGGCGTTGGCCTCGACGGGCTTGATCCTAGCGAAACCTTCTACATGATGACGCAAGCCGACGACTTCCTAGTCACGGAAGCGGGCGACTATCTCATAGAGGATTTTGTCGGCACCGTTGGCTTCGATCCGCAGGTCATGCTGCGCTGGTCCGACGACGGCGGGCACACTTGGTCCAACGAGCATTGGCGCTCAATGGGCAAGATCGGCCAGTACGGCTATCGCACGATTTGGCGCAGGCTGGGCATGACGACCAAACTTCGCGACCGCGTGTACGAGATCACGGGCACCGATCCGGTTAAGATCGCCATCATGGGCGCTGAATTGCAGGTCAGCCCGACCAATGGCTAACATCACCCAAATCCCTGCGCCTCGCGTTCCGATCATCGACGAGCGCACGGGCCTAATTTCGCGTGAGTGGTTCAGGTTCTTCAACAACCTGTTCACGCTGCTTGGCAGTGGATCGTCGGATGCCACCATCGAAGGTCTTGAGCTTACGCCGGCGGCGGACGCGTACACAATCGCGCAGTTGGCCGAGAACGCCAAAACACTGAGCGACCTTGTGGCGGGCCTACAAGCGCTCAACATAGCGCCCGTCCCCACACCGGAGCTTGTCCGAAAGACTTACGGCGCGTTCTACGACACGACCACCCAGACCGCTGCGGTGATCAACACCGCCTATCCGATCACCTTAAACACTACCGACATTTCAGTCGGTGCCACACGCGGAACACCCACATCGCGCATCTATGTGGACCGCCCTGGCGCTTATAACTTTCAATTTTCGTTGCAGCTTAACAAGGTTTCAGCCGCCGCGAAAAACGTTTGGATATGGTACAGACTGAATGGTGTGAACGCCACCAATAGCGCAACACAGATCACGCTCGCGGGTTCAAGCGCTGCGGCTGTTGCGGCATGGAATTTCGTGCTAAACATGAACGCAGGCGACTATTTCGAATTGGTGTGGTCAACAGATGATACGGCTTGCCAAATTGTTAGTATCGCATCTGCTGCGCCTGTTCCGGGCATTCCGTCTGTCATTCTTACCGTCACCGACAACATCTCCGCATAAGGGTTATAGCATGACCGCAACACCTTCTCCCGCACCCAAGCTGCAATTTCTAGACACGGCGGGCGCACCCTTGGCTGGCGGTAAGCTCTACACCTACGAAGCGGGCACGACGACGCCGCTTGTCACCTATGCCGACAGCGCAGCCACGTCAAACAATCCCAACCCCATCATTTTGGATTCGCGGGGCGAAGCCGAGATTTGGTTGGAGTTGCAATCCTATAAGTTCAAACTGACCACGCCTGATGATGTCGAGATCTGGACGGTCGATAACATCAACACCGGCCCTTACACGACCGATGCCGCTACCGCCCCCGCCGTTACCGCTGTTGGCCTTGTCTATGCGGCCAGCAACGGCTCGTCCCTGATTGGCTACGTCGCCGCAGGGACCGGCGGAGCCGTGCAGACGGTGCAGTCCAAACTGCGCCAGATCGTCAACATCAAGGATTACGGCGCTGTTGGCGACGGCGTTACTGACGATACGCTGGCGGTGCAGCAGGCAATTACGAACTCGACCGGCGGCGTGTTTGTTCCAGCAGGCACCTATCTGATCACCGGCGTCACGCTGACGACCGGAAAGCAGTTGATCGGTGAGAACCGCGAAACGTCGATCTTGAAACTTAAGACGGCGCTGTCGGGCACCGGCATGATTAACGCCACCTACGCAGATGGCATCGTGGTTGAAAACTTGACCATTGACGGTAGCTCGCTGCCCGGCACCAAGAACGGCCTGATCAATTTCTTTGGTTGCAACAGCGCTCGCATTGAGAACAACAACATCATCAACACCGACCAGTTCGCCATTGCGTGTAACTCCCAGAGCTACACCACAATCCGTGGCAACAAGGTCTTGATGACGCAGCATGTCGGCGCTTGGATCGACACAAGCACCGTTGTCGTCGGCTCTGGCGGCCCTATCAGCCAGACGGGCTTGGTGGGCACCATCTCAGGCCCGGCAGGCGTGGGCGGCGTTCAGGCGGCGTTTACCTATAGCACCACGGCGGCAGGCGCGGTCGATCCAGCGTCTATCGTGTTCTCCAATAACGGCTCTGGCTACCTAACGACTCCAACCGCTTCGTTTCCTGCTGTGCCTGGATCATCTTGCACCGCCCGCTACGGCGGCGCTCAGGTCGTGGCGGTCACACACGCAAACACGCTGGCGACCGGCGAAAATATCGAAATCAGCCACAATTTCTTCCAAGGCGGCGGGTGCAACCTGTCTGTCCGCAACTCAAATATCTTCGGCAATGTTTCGCGCTTTATTATTTATGGTGCGGCGTTTGTTAGCGAGCAATCTTCTGGTGTGGCTCGAAACACCTATTCTAATAACCTTGTGCATCGCATGGGCTACTGCAACTTGCCCGGCGCGACGTATACTAACACCTACATCGGCCAAGACACTGACAACACAGTGTCGTCAGGTTTTGAATTGTGGGGCCTCTACGAGTCCTGCCACAACAATGTGCTGTACGAGAACGCCGGAAACGGCATTAGCTTTGGCTCGCAAGGCGGCAACACTCATTCCAATATCATTTTTGATAACGGTAAGTTTTGGGCGACTATTGGCCTATATACAACACGCGGCATTCAGATTGCCGCTGGGGGGACATATAACGGTAGCTACAGCATCCACAGCAACAACCGCTGCTTCGATCAGAACGGCGCGACGGGAACGCAGGGCTACGGCATGGGCGCTGAAAACGCGACCCTCGTTGGGCTAAAGTTTATCGACAACGACTGCACCGGAAACCGCACAGGCTCCTATGATATGCAGGGGGCAACCCTCACCTTTTTTCGCGGACGCCGCATTGAAGGGCGAGCCGACGCTAACCCCGCCAGCATCGCCGCTGCGGGCGCTGCTGACTATGCTGTCACGGTGCCGGGCTTGGATACGGGCAAGTGGCTTCTGTCGGGCAATTTCAGCGCTGTTACGACGGAACCCATGATGATGACCGTGCGGTACTCCGCAGCCAACACTGCCACCGTGCGTCTATTCAACTTCAGCGCTTCAGCGTATGATCTGCCTGCCGGATCGTTCTACGTTCAAGCCGAAGAAGTGATTGCTTAGGAGCCACCATGACCGTCACCGTAAAAGTTCTGATCCCGGCCAAGACCGCCGAGAACGCGCAGACGACGCAGTACACCGCGACGGGGGTCACGGCGCTGATCGACAAGATGACCGCCACCAACTATAGCGCGGCTGTCGGCACTATCAGCGTCAACTTGGTTACGGGCGCAAGCACGGCGGGCAACAACAACCTTATCGTCAAGACCAAGACGCTTCAGGCGGGTGAAACATACACTTTCCCTGAGATCGTCGGTGCGGCCTTGGAGCCGGGCGGGTTCATCTCGACGATTGCAAGCGCGGCCTCCGCCATCAACATCCGCGCCAGCGGGCGGGAGATTAGCTAGTGGACGTGGCTCAATACGAGTTCACCATACCCAACCCGCGCAACATGCGCGGCAAGGTCGAGGCGCTCCAGAAAGCCATTTCCCAGTTCAAGCAATACGAGCCTGAGACCAAGCACACGTTCCACGGCGGGCTGTACTGCCGTGAGGTCTTTCGCGTGGCGGGGGCGCTAATCGTTGGTAAGGTCCACAAGAAAGAACACTTCTACTATGTGGTCCACGGTACGGTCCTAATCACGACGGACAACGGCGCAGAGGAGGTCACAGGGCCTCGGCTGATCTGTAGTAAGCCTGGCACAAAGAGGGCCGTCTACGCGGTCACAGACGCCCTGTGCGTCACTTTCCACTGCACGGATGCCGCCACCGTAGACGACGCAGAAAACGAATTGGTAGAAATTGATCCAGATGCTATGTTTGGACATAGCAACAAGCTGAAGATCCAGCCTGTCGAGGTGCTTTCATGACTTTCGTAGCCGCCGCCATTATCGGTTCGTCTCTCATCAGCGGCGCTGTAGGCATGTCTGCGGCCAGCAAGGCCGCAAAAGCACAGACGCAAGCCGCTGATCAGTCCGCCGCGCTTCAGCGCGAGATGTTTGACAAGCAAGTTGAACTGCAAGCGCCGTTTCGTGAGGCTGGCCTCACCGCCCAGAACCGGCTGATGCAATATCTTGGTTTGTCGGGATCACCTAGCGAAGCGGGCTACGGCAAGTATGCCGGTGACTTTGGTATGCAGGATTTCACGGCGGACCCCGGCTATGCCTTCCGTTTGGCCGAAGGCAACAAGGCGCTTGATCGCACAGCCGCTGCTCGCGGTGGACTGCTCTCTGGTGGCGCTATGAAGGCCGCACAGCGTTACGGCCAAGAAATGGGTAGCCAAGAGTACATGAACGCATTCAACCGCTACCAGACCAACCGCGCTAATCAACTTCAGCCGTTGCAGAGCCTGATGGGCGCAGGCCAGACCGGCGCTAACGTGCTGACGCAGGCCGCTGGCGGCTTGGGTTCTGGATTAGCGGAGAATGCGTTAGGCGCGGGGAATGCGCGTGCGTCGGGCTATATGGGTCAAGCTAACGCCTTGACGAGCGCACTGGGCACGGCGGTAAACCAATACACAGGCATGTACGGCGGGAATTATGGGCCGACCAACCCTAACCTTACCAATTCATGGAACGCCATAGCGGCGAAAACACCGTTTTAGTAGGTAGCTACACATGGCTCTTGATCCTAACATCGCCCTTGCGTTTAAGCCCATTCAGCTAAACGATCCGCTAGAGACACAAGCGCGTCGTCAGCAAGTGCAGTCCAATGCCTTGGCTATGCGAAACGCCGAAAGCCAAAACGCGCTGGCGCAACGGACAGCGCTAGAAGATCAAGCGGTAAACAAGCTGTACGCGCAGTCGTACGACCCCAAAACTGGACAAGTTGATATGCGTCGGGTGATGGAGGGCGCGGCGCAGCTTGGCTTGGGGGGTAAAATCCTCGGTATGCAAAGCGCCGATTTGGAAGCGCAAGGTAAGCGTCAAAACATAACCAAAGATTTTAACGCCAATGTAAGTTCCGCGATGGACAATGCGCGGTTTCGGCTTGAGGGTGTACGGACGCCTGAACAGTTTATGCAGTGGCACGAACAAAACCATAGCGACCCAACACTAAAAGAATACTTTGACAGGATTGGCGTCACGCCCGAACAATCACGGGCGCAGATAGCCGCAGCAGCGAACGACCCCGCTGCATTTGCAGACCTTCTTCAGAAAGCGCAACTTGGGCTAAAAGGCGCTCAAGATGCCGTTAATGCTGAAGCTAACCGCGCCACACAGCTTCAAGTTCAAGGCATGATTGGTCAGCGCATGGAGGCTACCCGCGCCGCTCGTCCTGCTGCTGCGCCTGCCCGGGCGGCTGCGGGCGGCGGCGCTGCGCCTGCTGCTGGTAAACCGGGGAAGCCCGGTAAGCCCGCGCCGGACCTTTCAGCAGTGGCCGCAGCACAAGACGAAAAGATTTCGCGCATTCGCGGAGCGCTAACAGAGGCTGAAGATTTAATTAGCCCAACCACGACAGGCGTTATTGGTGGGGTTGCAGCGCGTGTTGGTGGCACAAAAGCTAGAGACTTGGCCGGAAAGTTGGAAACCATCAAAGCAAACCTTGGTTTTGATGAACTTCAAAAAATGCGCGATGCGTCGCCCACTGGCGGCGCACTTGGTCAAGTTGCGGTAAAAGAGCTTATTGCATTGCAGTCAACGGTTGCCAGTTTAGATCAAGGCTTGTCAGAGGCAGAGCTTAAAAAGTCGATTAAAAAAATTAAGCAACACTATGACGCTTGGTACGAAGCCGTTTTAAAATCTAGGTCTGGTACCCAGCCTGCGGCTGCTGCAGCGTCGCCTAACGCAAAACTTTACGATGAGGCCGACGCCATCCTTAATCGCGGAAGGAAATAGGCATGGCAACTGCCGCGCAATACGCCGAATGGATTGTCAAAAACAAAGACAAAGAAGGCACGCCCGAATTTAATAAGATAGGCGAAGCCTATAAACTTAAGCGTCAAGAAGAAATGACCGCAACAGAAGAGCCTGTTGCTGCGCCCGAACCTGCGGCAAGCGAGATTCCCGCCGCCCGACGCAACGCCGTGGTGGACTATCTATCCGGCCCGCGTGGCCGCGAACTGGCGACGTTAGGTGGTGGCGTTCTTGGTGGTCTTGTTGCGGCTCCCGCCGCTTTAGCCGCGTCTGTGCCTACCGCAGGCTTGGGCGGCATTGCCACTGAAGCCGCTGGCGTAGGCTTGGGTGCAGGCATCGGCGGTCAAGTCTACGATATTGCTAAAAATGCGTTGGCACCTAAAAAACCAGTATCACCACTTGCTACGGCAAAACCCGTAGCACAGGACGTCGGCATCAACGCGCTAGGCGCCGTTGGTGGTCAAGTTGTCGGCAGAGGCTTAGGAATGCTGGCGGAAAAAACCGCGCCGATTATTGCCAAGACGGGTGATGAGCTAAAGGCTTTGGCGCAAACCGCGTACAATAAGGCCGAAGACGCCGGTGTCGTGTTTTCTCCTTCGGCGTATAGTGGTTTTGTGGACGACGTTCAAAAAACTTTGCGCGACAAGGGCTTTGACGTTGACTTGCACCCTAACACTTCGGCGGCAGTAAAACGGTTGGTTTCTGACATTGAGAAGCCCATTAAATCGTTCAAAGATTTAGCTACGCTTCGATTGGTGGTTAATCAAGCGGCGTCTAAGCCCAGTTCGGACGCAGGCGAATTGCGCTTGATCAATACCATAAAAAACAAATTGGATGATTTTGTCTCTAACAACAAAAATGTTGTTTCTGGCAAACCTGAAGTCGCAATTCCAGCCATCAACGAGGCTCGCAAACTGTGGTCTCAAATGAGCAAAAGCGACACCATAGAAGAAATTATTAAACAAGCTAGTTTATCTAAATCCGATCCAGCAACAGCGCTTCAAGACGAATTTATAAAGTTGGCTAAAAGCAAAACTCGTATGCGCGGGTTTTCTGACGCAGAACGCAAAGCCGTTGAAGATGTCGCCAACGGCAAAGGCGGCGTGGACATGCTTCAGTTCATCGGTTCTTTTGCCCCCGGCGCTAACGTCCCCGGCGCGATAAAGTCAGCAGCCTATCTTGCTGGTGGCGCTGCGGGCGGCGGCGTGCCTGCGGCGCTGGGCGCGGCAGCAACTCTAGGATCAAAAGCGGCAGCCAACAGGTTAGCCGCAGCCAATGCCGCTCGCGTCGCTGCGCTGATGCGCGGTGGTCAACGTGCCGCTGTCCCTTCGTCAAACGCGATGTCTCGTTTTGCAACGCGGGGGGTTGTAAATCTTAATTCCCCATCTAATAGTAACGCTTTAGCCCAGTGAGTGAGTTTAATGGCCGAAGAGAAAGACCCCGGTGCTAGGTTGGATACGCACGAAGCAGTATGCGCCCTGCGCTACGAAGGCATTTGCGCCAGGTTGAAGCGAATTGAGGGCATGGGCATTGCTATTGCCGGCGCTATCATCATGCTGCTTCTTAGCATCGTACTGAAGATGAACTGATGACCTACCACCTAAGCCAGCGCTCCAGCCTCAACCTGACCGGCGTCCATCCGGATCTGGTCAAGGTCGTCATGCGGGCGCTTGAGATCTCGCCGCTCGACTTCGTGATCGTCGAGGGCTTGCGTACCATCAAGCGTCAGCAGGAGCTGTTTGCGTCTGGTGCGTCCAAGACCATGAAGTCTCGGCACCTGCATGGCTTCGCCATCGACGTAGCGCCGCTTGTGGCGGGTTCTATCCGCTGGGACTGGCCTTTGTATGATCGGCTGATCTTGGCCTTCAGGCAGGCCGCTAAGGATGTTGGCGTCAAGGTCGAGTTCGGCTACGACTGGAAGACTTTCAAGGACGCACCGCACATCCAACTTGCGCCGTCCGTCTATCCCGACCCACCCAAGGAGAATTGAAATGCTTAAAGGCAAGAAAACCTACATCACCGCTGGCGTCGCCATCATCACGGCTGTCGCCGCTTATGCCGTTGGCGACGCAACGCCGATCCAAGCCGCGCAAATGATCTTCACGGCTCTGATCGGCGCTTTCGTGCGCTCTGGACTTAACAGCTAAATTCACGTCCATAATAGGCGATGAGCGCGGCCTCGGCCCGCCCATCGTCCTTCACCCTGGCCCACTGCCCCGCATAGCGCGGGAAGATCTCTGAAGCCCGCAGCCTGGCCCCGTCCTTATCGGTCGGCGTCTGCGTCTTGCGCTTCCACACCTGCGGCGGCACTTCCACGATAGGGATAAAGTTAGCCGCCACGGCCCCAATCACGACACCAGCAGCGCGGCCAAAAGTGAACGCACCGGCATGGCCGTTCCCCGGCATGGACGCGACCTTCTCAATGACGCACGTAATGCCCTGATGCTTGGCCCATAGGTCCAAGATGATGGCCAGTTGGGCGTGATCGACCCGACGCTT